ATTGAACTTAAACCAGTCACAGCACCACCAGCACTACCAGCAGCTAAAGCAACAGCACCAAGACCAACTACAGCCAAACTTGCAGTTGTACCAATAAACACATTACGGGCAAAGTTTTCTTCAGTGATTTCTGGACTTCCTATTTGTTCCTGTCCAGCAAGTATATCTTTATTTACTAATTCTTGATTTAATAATCCTTGATTAAGTACGGGAGCAACTCTTTCTTCAGTTAACTGTGCTTGTTCAATCTGACCACTTACAGTTTCACCTCGACGTACTGCTCCTTGTAGTACTTCTTGTCTTTGTTGTTCAGCGAAATCTTGTTGAACTTGGCCAACTCGTCTTTGTTCCTGTACAGTTCCACCACCAGCTTCAAAGGTTTTTGTTTCTGCTTCTGTTGCAGTTTTTTGACCACCACCTCGTATAGGCGCTTCACTAGCAACAAAACCACTTGCAATATCTGCGGGGTTACGTTGGAAACCACTTGCATCAAGTTGTGAAGCAGGGACTCCTTTCGCCAGATTTTCTTTTTTTCTTCTTTTAACAACTTCACTCACCATTATTGTACACCCCCAACAGGAACACCCTGGACACTAGTATCTTCAGGAGTACTAGCTTGCATAGTTTCAGATTTCCTATTATCACTAAGTAGTTCGTTCTGTAAACTTGCAGGGAATTCTAAGTTTATTTCTAAATTTAATTGGGACAAGATTTGCTCTTCAACGTATAACTGTTCCAACTCAACAGTTTGTTCCCAAGCCAGATATGCTATTTTAGCACTAGCTTCAGTAATCTCCTGAGCACCACCAACAATGATTTGTGGTACCCCAACTTCTTGGTAGAAGTTTTGAGTTAACTGGTTGATCCAAGGTAAAGGGTTCAAGGTAGAATTCGGAGCAATAGCACTATTCTCAATTTCAACTACACCTTTTGGGATGTACATGTTCTCACCCTGAGTATGGGCCTTATCAGCTTTAGCTTTAAATGCAGCAATCTCAGTAGTGTCATCAGTATCTAAATGGAAAATCTTAACAGGGTAAATTGTACGGTGTAAAAGTTTCTTGTAATCTGTAATAGCTTCATTACGGGCCAAGATAATGTCTTCTACAGCGTCAATGATAGAAATCCCGTGTATTTCGTCACCAACACGTCCGTTTGATAAGTGGAATACATCTTCAACTTTAAATCTTTTATTTTTATTTCCTCGAATTTTGTCAGTTTGTTCATATCTCTTAATCAAACCTTGTTTGTTAACTACAATTATCATAGTTTCAGGGTTAAGAGGTTTTAAGTTGATCAAGTCACCTTCTTCATCACGGATGATTTCAGCATAACTGTCACCACCAATTTTTGATACTTTGATTTGGTTAGCAAGAATAGCGTTAAAAGTACCTTTACCCCAGCCTTTTAATGCGGAAAGGGCCATTTCAGTGATTTCATTACTTTGAAATCCTTTACCAATTGTCCATTTAGCAATAGCATCTATTGCGGACTTGATTTCAGGGATTTTTTTATAATATCCAAGTTGTTGAGTCCAGTTAGCGTTCTGGTAAGTAGTTTCTTTCTGGTCACCACTAGTATCTAAACTAGTACTGTCCACACTATAGTCAGTGATAGTATTCTTGAAATCGCCATGTTCGGCACTTGCTATATCAGTTTCAGCCATTTTATATCAGTATTTTGTAAGGTACAGCCACAGTGAAACGGGTAGTACCATTATCCCAATTACGGTCTGCGCCGGAGTCAGTAGGATCGTGAATTTCCCATAAAGCACTAGTGCCAGAATTATCTTCTAGCCAATACTCTACAGTAATACGAAAATGATCACCTTTATTAAATTTGGTATCAGCAGTATTTAACTTAATAGTAGGGTTAAAGAGAGCCGTATCGGGTACGGTTGTTTGAGCAGTTTCTTGAGTATCTAAAACAGTTTCAGTAGTATCAGAATCTACATGTTTAGCAATAATTACGAATTTAACTGTACGGTTACCGGCACCACTTCCATGATTAAGTTCCATAGGAACACGAACAAAAATATCACCACCAATAACAACAGGACTTTTATATGCAGCTAAATCGTAATCAATATCTGCACGTTTAGCCATATTACCACTAAAAGTACCCAAATTTACAGCAAGAAGGTTAGAATTAGCTTCAGCGCCAGCTATACTTGGAGCAATATTGGAAGGTAATAAGAACCGAACTTTGCCACCACTTTCATCAGAACCATATGCATCATACAAAATGTAACCTACATTTCCAATGAAATCTTTTACATCTACAGTAAGACGTAATTCTCCACCAGGAGGGAACAGTGTTTGGCCTTGTAATGTCATTTTTATATTTCGGGAAGTTTAAATTCAATTTTGCCTTCTTTACGATTTTCCCAAGTCGTAGCGAAACCGTTCATGATTTCTTCATGGCCAACATCCTGGCCACCCTGAAGTACAGTACCTAATAATCTACCCCATTTTTCAACACGTTTATTCTGGTCAATGATAATGTCAACTTCTTTACCCAAAATACGGTTCTCAAGCCAAGACTGAGCTTCATGACCGCCATCTTCGTTAAGTTCAGGTGCAGCAGTGTCAGCAAACCGAATCGGGAAATCGAAATCACGCTCTTGCCAACGCACAGTAATAGTGTCACCATCATGGACACGCACTACAGTAGCACTGAAATCTTCAAAGATTTGTTTATGAGGACTTTGAAAGTAATAAAAATGTGCCTGAGCATTAGTAAGTTCAGGGAAGTTTTTGAAATCGTGAGGCATTAGGCCTCGTTAACGAACTTTTGGTTCTTTTTATCACGTAAAATAGACATGTTACGTTGTATACCATCACGCAAAATGTTGATTTTGTCTTCAGCTTCACGTAAAGAGAAGTAACCGGACATATCATAAGCAATACCTTGAATAGCTACCATACTACTAACAATATCACTGAAAATACTCTTAACATCAACATTAAGTGCAGCATAACTGTCACTGAAATTGTCACGGGCAAAAACGTTCAAAGAATTCTCTGCCTGTAATACCCAAGCATCATGCATACCGTCAGTTAAAGAAGAACTTACTCCAGCACCTTCCTTAGAAGTAATTTCGCCTTCAGTAGTCATAATACTAGTAACTGCCATATATAAGATTAATAAAGGTAGATACTTAAAGGTTTGGTATGGCATAACCAAGCAGCACGGATGAGTCCTTCGGCAACGTGGGAATCGGAACCGTGGTACCTAATGTTCATACCATGTTTCTCAAATTGTATAGAACGGAGTGAGTGGTAGACATCTTCATCCTTTAACAATTTAATATGTTTATGTTCCATCAGAGCCAAAAGATTATTATACATGTCCTCCTTTAACAATCTTGTACTCTTCTTTTTCTCATTATCTAACCATCTACTCGAGTTATTAAGCGAGACCACTTTCCTCTTTGTTCCATTCTCAGCAAGCAAGTAATCAAAATCTCCTGATCCAAGGCCACCAGTGTCGATACCAATTCTTTTGAATCTATACTTTGCTTCGAGCCCAATAGTAATGTTAACTCGGTCATTAGTCCTGACTCTTCTTTTAGTAATGTTTTCAATTTGTTTAATTTCATTTTTATCTGTTCCATCTAAAATCTCCCAGGTACTAAGGTCTTTGCCCATACCTGCTATATCTTGACCTAAAAAGTATTGATTACCCTTTAACACCTGCGGTGGGCGGGGTAAAACACAAACCTCCTTTAGGAGGGTATCAGGAAATACCTGCTTCAAATCGTCAAGGGGTTGCCCCATGTACTCCTGCGCAAAAGCTAAAGCGGACATACGAGCCTTCTCTTGACCAATACGTTCAATAGCTTTTTCACGCTGAAATTCTGACCAAGTGGCACATATCGCACGGTCTTCCATTACTTTAAGACTATCAGTACGGAATCGGGTGTAACTGTTGAACCCGTTCTTCTTATTAATCAAACAATCGTAAAAGTAACCGTCAGTACCAAAAGGAGTAGACAATAATATGGTGTCACCACCAGTAGTCAACATCATGGGGGTGACGGCGTCCCAAACCATTTCAGGGATTCGAGAAGCTTCATCAGCATATAACCGATGAACAGTTAGGAAACGTATACCTAAACCGGACAAACCAGTAGGTAAACACCATATTATTGTGCCATTCTTTAATTGTATCTTACTTTTAGTAGGCCTAAACTTACCACGTTTAATCTGCTTTTTATCAGTACGGTAAATAACGTCCAAGGTTTTCTCAAACAAAGCGTAAGCCTGACGTTCGGTAGGGGCAATCATTAAAACTATCTTTTTAGGATGCTTTAAAGCCCAAAGGGCAGCGTCAATACTACTAATTACACTCTTGCCAACTTGTCTCCCAGTACATAACAATTTATCACCTTTAGTTTCAATAAACTCCTGTTGCCAAGGGTCTAAAGTAATGGTGAGATTCTGTAAGGCAAGGTCCATTATTTATCACTTTCAGGGTCAGGAATAGCGTCAGCACTTTCTCTCACTTCACAGAAACCCATTACAACATCAATAACATTACATAACCTCAACTTCTCAGGTTTCGATAAAGTCTGCAGTAATAAAGGGTTGTGGAGAATCTTTTCTTTGAGCCGGAGGCCACGGCCGAAAAAAAGGTCCTTAGTCTCAGAATCTTGTTCATCCAATAATTCCTGTACTTTTTCTTTACTATAATTATCTTTTTTTAATTCCATTTTTTGTAGCTCCCCAGCATAAATTCCGCTTAAACCCTTACTTCATCAGGGGTTAAGAGGAATTTTAATGCCAGTAATATTGGTGACCAAAAAATCGGGGAAAGACGATTCAAAAAAGAGGATTTTTTAGAAACAAAACCCCGACTAAAAAGTTTTCACCTAAGTTTTAGCCTTCTTATCAGTAATTACAGGTTTAGGATAAAACTGTAAATCAGATTTTAACTTCTCTAAGTAAAGAAGTTGTAAAGCTTCCATGACACGAGCCCGGTCAATCAACTCTTTACAAGTGTCAATAGCTTGCATTATATCTACATACTCTAAATGTTCTTGTTTCATTATTTTTTCACCATTCTATATTTTTATTAAATTTGTCGGCGGGTTCCTACACACAAAAACATAACCCTAACCCAAACTCGCATATCATACCATACTGATGTGGTACAGGGCCCGACCAGAGGGAGGGCCATATAGGACATTGAGTGCCCGACCAGCGGGAGGGCTTATAGGACATTGAGTTGGGGTTGGGCCCCCAAATATCACGTAAGTAGGAGAGGGTGACCAAACGTCATACCCAGTTCGGGCTCCGCAGAGCTTTACAAAGAAGTGTTATAGACAATAAATCTTGTCTGTGACACTTCTTCGGTAAAGTATGATGTTTGTTCATAATGTCACCCTCTCTGTTACTTCCTCATTTCCACTGGTTTAACCTGTTTAATTAGAAAAGCTAGCATATCTATTTATCATTACGAGTAGATACTCCGTATCTAACAGGTAGTCAAACTAGTATTTAAACTTCTCTAGATTCACTCGGGAAGGTAGTAAATGAGTAAGTGTTAACAAACATTTACTTGTGTCTTCTCCACTGTTTAGGGCTACGCCAGTAGACTTTGACAGTGAAGTAACGACATTTAAACTTAAATGTCTTTTTAGGTAAAGAGAGTGAAGCCTTCATTTTGGCTTCACACTCTTAGCTACGATGTTGGCAAAGTTGCCTTCAGTCATTGTTAAGAAGGTAACTTCTTTACCTAAAGTGAATGATTCTGGATCAACTTTAGTACCTACACTAAGTTCCATACCGAACTGTTCTAAGAAGATAGCATGTTTACTACCTTTACAAAGGTTGGTAGGATAACCAGCTTTCAGTTTGTAAGTTTCTTCTTTTTCAGTAAATTCTATTACGTAGTCAGTGTACTGATAAGGTTCAGTTCTGTACTCAACAGCAACTATTTTACCAGTGTGTGTACCGTCTGATACACTTTTAATCTCTTTAATTTCTATTTTCATTGTTTTATTCCTCCGGAGGTCTTGCTGAACAAGACTCTACCAATATGTTTTATATTTTCTGACGTTGGTGTAATCTGTTGATACACGTTTGTTTCAGTCATTGTACTAGCTTTAATGGCTGGAACACAACTGGTCAACAAGATTGTACCTAACTCAGTATAGAGTGAAACAGATTGGCCACTGTTCAGTCTGACAAGATCATCACGGGATAAATTGAAATTAATAGATTTATGATCTATCATTATGAGACACCCCCTTAGTAAATCCTTGAGTCCATACACGAGGAGCTTTATCAGCTATACGATAGAATACTTTCTTATCATGCTGATGCTGGATTAACCAACCTTTTAAAGTCATATTTCGTAGAATTTTACGCATATGGTCATAAGTTACATCAAGTTTAGGTGCCATATAAGTTGCATATTTTAATTTAAAGTCAGCAACTTTTAAGAACCTTAATATCCTCATTTCTAATGGACTTATTTTCAATTTTATCCCCTCTTTTGTCTTTTTTTATTACAAAATACGAGATGGAAAGGAGAAATCACTTCCTCCTCCCACCACTTGCGTAGGTTGTACCTATTGAGAGTGAGTTTATCTTTAACTAGTTTTGGGATATAATGTATAGTAAACATATAATGTATATACCTAATCTTTATATACTAGATAACTAGTTAACTAGTTAGTTAGATAGAGTTCTAATAAAATATATTAAATAATATAGTATATACCAAAAACCTTTAATCATATAAGAGGAGGAGGAGGAGGTTCTTTAAGTACCTATTTGGAACAGTGTTAAACCAATGTTTTAATAATAAAAAAAAAGTTATTTTTTAAGTTGTTTTTCAACAATTAACAATCTTGTATGAAGGTTTTTTACATCTTCAATTAAGAGAGTTAACTCTTTAGCCATTTGGTAGTCCATCTATGCCACCGTTGCAAACTTAACCGCAGCTCCAGCAACTTCTAAAGTAACATAACCATTAGTTGCAGTGTCACCGGTTGCTGAGAAAGTTGCACCAGCAAAGTTTACATTGCCTGTGGCTCCTAAGTTAAGAGTTCCTGAACCAGTATCTATCACACCATCTGTTCCATTATGCGTGAAAGAGATCCATTCAGTATTACTAGTGTTAGGATCTTCAATAGAATGAATGAACAGAGTTGGATCAGTAGGAGTTGCATGGTCATAGTCTCTGGAATTATATGCAGCATCACCAATTACTAATTGTCGGCCATAATCTGAACCAACAGCTAATAAGAACTGGTCAAAAGAACCACTGAATTGTATCTGGGTTCGGGTAGCAGTAGATAAACCACCCCAAATTATAGAGTCGCCAATAACAAGGTTATTGTTACAACGTATATTGCCGTCGGCTTCTATGTCATCATCAACTTCAAGTTTACCAGTAACATATAAATCATTACTGGAAACTAGGCCTTCACTGGTTGAACCAGTACCAATACTTATTGGTACAGCAGTTCCTTGTCCTTTCATTCTAGTTGCTAGAAGTTCTTTTACAATAATTACATCTTCTTTTATACCACTCATTTTTCTGCCTCTTCAACTTCTTCAGCCTCTTCATCAGATTTACCTTCAAGTAAAACTACCAAATCATCTTTAGTAGATTTTGTAGTAAATTCTAATCCTTTTTTAGTAGCATGTTCTTGCAATTGTTTCTTAGTCATATCACTATAACTAATGTCAACTTCACCAGCAACTTCAGGGTTGCCAAACTCTTTTACTAAAGCACCGTCATCTTGACTAAGTTTACCTTCAGCTATAAGTTTATCATATACCATTCTTCTATTTTTTAAACTCATTTTTATACCTCTTCAATGTGTACTGTACCCACACCACCATGTAGTGCATCGTAAATTAAGTACTGATCATTAGCTGTTGCTCGTACATCTTTAACAACAGCAGCTATAGCATCATCATGAATGCCAATAACTGTACCCGAATTAGTTATGTCATTACTACCAAAACTGTCAGTGTAATCGCCAGCTTCAAAGTTCCATCTGGAAATTAATTTATCAGTAACTTTAATGTTGTTGAATAAGTTTGATGCTTCCGTTGCATTAACTGCTTTTTTGAACACTTGGATGTCTGTTAAACAACCTTCAATGTAGTTTGATGCTTGAGCGTCAAGTTTACCAAATTGTAAAGTTAAACCAGAATCTATATCATCATTAATGTTCCCAGGGTTAGTTTCAGTAACTGCTACTTCAGATCCGTTAATATAAATTTTTGTACCAACAGATCTGTCTACACTTACAACAATGTGTACCCAATTATCAAGAAAAATTACAGCATCGTCAATAGTTGCATTGTATGTAGCACCTAACAAAGTGAAGAATCTCACTTTGTTGTTAGTAATATCAATGAACCAACCACCAGCAGGAGATAAGTCTGTTTTTGATAATATTCTTGAAGTGGCTGCTGCTAAATTTTTTCTTGTTAGGAACCAGAAAGATACAGATAAATCTCCATTAGTTCCGAAGTTGAAATCATCGCCAGATGTGGACATAAAGTCGTCAACACCATCAAAACAAGGAGTTATATGACTATCGTTTTGTGTTCTGTTGACTGTTACATCTCCTTGTGCCATTATGCTTCCTCAATATGTATTACACATACTTGTAAGCCACTACCAACAGAGGACATTAACCATTTGTCATTTGCAGTAACTCGCATTGCAGTAACTGCAGTATCAATAGCTGTTGCGTCTGCATCTATAATTTGTACTGTTACATCTCCTTGTGCCATTATAAATTCACCTCATTTTTACAGGGTTTACCTTGTTCATGTCCGCAATCATGTATTTTCATACTTGCTTTTTCATTACCAAAGTTTTTTTTCTTCAATTTTATTGCGTTAATAGCAGAAGAAAGAGAGGAATAATCCTCGTCTTCTACAAAAACGTCTATCATTAGACGTTTCATACTCCTGTTATTTTACAAATTGCGTCAGCGTTTACTACTTGGATTTGGCCTACTTCAAAAGCTCTAATAGTCCACTTAATCCCAGGGTCTTCAACAGTCTTAACAGTTAAAGGAGCAACCTGTTTCCAAGTCATAGCCTCTTTAGCGATTACTACTTGAGCACCACCTTCAGTAACTGAGTTACTTGAAATTACTGTTAAGCCAAGAAGTTTACCAACTACACCATTTCTAGTTACACTGTCAGTATAAAACTGGCCAGCGTTTCTTACGTTAGCATTACCTAACATTTCACTGTAATTGGTAGGGTGTACTAACAAGAAACCATTCTGGTTAGGGTTATAGTTGTCAATTTCTATTAAAGCTTTAGCATCCAAGATGTCCTGAATAGGGTCCCTGTCAGCAATAGTGGCGTTGTTCCAAGTTGCATTTGCAGCAGTGGTATTTCCAGCATCCGCAACGATTGCAGCAGCAATAACAGTGTCAACACTTTTAGCAACAGCTCGTCCGATCCTTAATAAAGTTCTACTGATAACATCAATAGCATTTGTTTTAGCATCTTCCCAAGAGATAACACCTTCCATTGCGTGTTTAACATTTCGACCACTTGTTTTTGTCCAGGTTACTTCACCGTAAGGGAAGTTTGATAGACGTGGTACACCTTTAACATTAAGGTTTCCACCAGCTGTTAAGTCGGCTGCAGTTTCTTTATAGTATGTTTCTGTCCAAGCACTGCTTGACTGAATCATACATAACTGTTTCATTTTGTACTCTTGTAAAGCAAAACTTGTAACTACACGAGAGACATTTTCTGCTCTTAAATCCGCTTGTCCTGTAGAATCTGCCATTATAAGTTCACCCTTATAGCGTGAGTTCCACCGTTTGTACAAGTTTCAAGAACTTTACCTAATACACTTCCTTGTAGTAAGTCAGTTGCATCAGCACCTTGAACAGTGTTCTCTGTTGCAGTGTTAGCCATCATTGCACCAACAGCATCTGTGCCTGTATCTGTTAAGACATCAAATACACCATCAGTATATACCGCAATGGTTGTTGCACCATCACTTGCTACTTTTTCAGCAGCCGCTACTCCTACCAAAGGAGCGTTATCGTTAGTATTAGCGATAACAGTCCTAGGTGAGGTTAGCTCCATTAGGGTTCCCTTTTCAATTCCTGTGCCATCAGCACATGTAAATGTCATTGGTCGCCCACCGTTAAATAATTCTATAATTACAGCTTCGTTTGCCATTTGTTTAACACCTCATTTGTTAAATATGAATTTAGGGTTTTATTCCGTTTTCCCAGTCCCAACAGTTACCGCAAATACTCTCTTTGTCACGGTCTGTATCTTTCACGAATTTACGGACTTGGTTACAACGGATACACATCTTAGTAATAAATATCATTCTAGTATATGTTCAAACCCAGTACCCTTAAGTAAACTTAAAGCACCAGCTTTATCTTCCATTTCTTTCTTTTGTTCAGGAGTTTCAGATTGAGTTCCAGCACTTGACTGACCGCCAAGGATTCTTTTTGCATGTAACTCTTCTTCACGTTTTAATAAATCTTCACGTCGGTTATTTTGCTCTTCCATTTTCTTGACTAACTCTTCAGCTTTGTCAACAGTTAAGTTGTCTTTTACTTCTTTCTTAACTTCTTCTTTAGGTACTTCTTTTTCTTCCATTTTATTTCCTCTTAGTATTTTTAATTAATTCATATAAAAGAGTTACAACTTTAGTATTCTCAGCTAACTTTTTTTCAAACCTGAACAGTAAATAAAAAGTTACAACGATAGGGAAACCAACAGTACTTACAAGTTGGGCGTAATCTTCTATCATTCTTTGACAGCTACCCCGGGAGCAACTACAGTTTGACCACCAGGAGGAGCGAAAGGTTGGAAAGGTTTCTCTGGTTTGTTTTGTTCAAACCGTTGATCGGTTGGAGTAAGTCCATCTTCTCTAATTTGTTTCTTTATCAGTTCTCCCCGTTTCCTAATTATTTTAAGGTCAGTTTCCATTTTTCTATTACCAGCTTTCCACATGTTAAATTGATCCATGAATGAACTTGATTCGTTAATTTTTTGTTGAACTTCTTCAGTGAATTTGGTTATTTCAAGGGCAGCTTCCAAATTCCCACTTCTTTTAAATTCTGCTTGGGCAAAGTTTAAACCACTGATAGTGTCAACAGTATCATCAGAAGCTTGACCAGAAAGGAAAGTTGCTCTTTCAACAGTACTTTTAGCAATACCATAAGTTGCACCGATTGCCGCAATCGCTATTAATCCAGCAGAACCAGTGCCACCAATTCTTCTCCAAACTCTTTGCATTAAACCTAAATTTTTAGTGTTGGCAATTCCGGCATCCTGAAGACCTTTTGTTATTCCTTTTGCTATTTGTAATGATTGTCTATTTAGAAGTTGAGGGGATTGTGCTAATAATCTTCTTCCGTGTTGCATAGTTGTAGGTAAGATTGAACTTAAACCAGTCACAGCACCACCAGCACTACCAGCAGCTAAAGCAACAGCACCAAGACCAACTACAGCCAAACTTGCAGTTGTACCAATAAAT